ACGGAGACATAGCTAATATTTGACCTTCTGCTGTATGGCGCCGAACACCCGGCGGGTAACCAGCATCCAATGACGAACACCCTACGAATGGCATCGGCAAGTGTTCTGAGGTAGACCGTGAGGGCCAGAAGAAAATATTTAGTGTTTATTTTAAGGTTTTAATGGAAAAATATATTATTTTTTCCCCGGCCGGCTGCTGCCACTTGACATAGAACTAAACACTATGTATTTTAGTAGCAAGTTTAACCTGAGAGTATAACAATGGAAAAAGAATATTGTTCTATAACCTATAAAAGAAAAATTCATAAATTCTTAAATGAAGGTCATAAAATTCAATTGAAAAAAATGAAAAAACTGCGTGGAGAAATTCGTTTTTATTTGTTAGAGGATAATTCTATTGATCGTGGATCAAAAGCTCATATAATATTAGATCATCGACAACCATTATTATCAACATTTGTACATGAATTTCTCCATTGGGAGCACCCAGATTGGAGCGAGGAAAAAGTGCTTCAGGTAGAAGCAAAACTGATGAACACCTTGACAGAACGACAGTTCACTAATATAATGAAGAAGTTGGCCCAAAACCTATAACCAAATAATTTAGTTACAATGAAAACAGACAAGTGGAAGAACAAGTCAAAAGCTCGATTTCTTAAGGACGAAGATTTGCACGGAAAGCCTGAACGTCGTAAGGTTCATCGAGAAGAGCAAAAACTTCGTAATAAGCTAAAGAATGCAGATATTCATCAACTTTTAGATGAAGAATTGGATGATTAAATGTTACTAGATACTGTACAAGAATATTTGCGGCTTAACGCCGAAAATGTAACAAAAGAAGAAGCACTTAGATTAGTGCCTCCAGGTTGGAAACATTTAGTTGAAAAAATGTTTTTGTTTTTAGAATTATATCAACCTGATACAGTTACACTTGATAAATTATTTATAGACCAACATTCTCTTTTACGAATGTCAGCTCTTGACAAACGATCTCCACATGGGTATATTGAAAGAGTAGCACAAAGTCTAGCAGGCGAATCTGCAAGACATTGTATGATAACAGGAGAGTACGGCTATCGGCGCAAAAAGGCACCGGGCAGACCCTCCCTAAACAATAGCCTCTATGTTGAATATATGAATGAGGCGGCACAACGAGGATTACTAGAATGAACGTTGTTCACAATTTTGTTCGTGAAGCTCTTCAGAATAAGCCTATTTTTGATGAAGATATGGAGACTATCACAGAACTTACCACGGCTATCTGTGGGCCTATGGGTAACATTGATCCAGAGGCAGATCTAAAGGAAGTGACGTTAGTTGCTGATGGATTAGGTAAAATTTGGTACGGGGATATTGATGTCAGCCTTATAAAAGTTCTGTCAGCAGAACTAGGTATTTCAGTATACACAGAATAAACTACTTATAGACAGATCTTTCTTGGAGAAAAATTCTGTCACAAAAATACTATACGTGCGATTGTGGGCGTAAATACGTACCTAACAAAAAGTATTCAGATGATAAAGTAAAATGTGATCACTGTATAAAGTCAGTTAAAACACATTACGTAAAGAAAAAATGTGTAGAGTTTTTTGGTGGTAAATGTATAGACTGTGGCTATGCTGGCCCAGCAGTAGCATATGACTTTGATCATAAAGACCCATCAAAAAAGAAATTTAATATCAGTAGTAAATTACGATATTATAGATGGAATGAACTTAGAAAAGAGTTAGAAAAATGTGTATTACGGTGTTCTAATTGTCACCGAGTTAGACATCACGTTGAGTTAAATCCAGACGTTTACAGGAGAACTGCATGAAAGTTTATTCTCTTACTATACTCTATAAGTTTTATGATAAAAGCAATAAACATAAACAAGACGTGCGTATAGTTGGTATTTATGAAACAATAGAAAAGGCAAAATATATTGTAGAACATAATATTCTTAATATAGACGAAGGAAACTCTGCACAATATGCCGTTATTGAACCTGTAAATGTTAATAGTACGTATAATTTGATTAGGTCTGACGAATATTTTCAGGTTTGGTATGAATGGTCTGATACCGATAAAAAATTCAAACTCTTAGAAACAACACCCGGTGAGTACTATAGATTAGTTAATTTTGGGGTGGGATAAACAATGAACAATCAGTTAACTGATAACGACGTGTGGAAAATCCTCTATAACAAGAGGATTTCTTCTTTACAAGAAACTGCGTGTAAACAATATCTAAATGGTTTGAATGTATTAAAAATTTACGAAGATCTTCCTACGGTTGACAATGTAAATGAAACATTGTATCCTATTACGGGATGGAAAATATATCCTGTATCAGGGTTTCTACCTGCGGATGAATTTTTTTCACTACTTTCACAACGACTATTTCCAGCAGTCACATCGGTACGTCCAGCATCAGAAATAGATTATACAGAAGCGCCTGATATTTTTCACGATGTATTTGGTCACACCCCATTACACGCTGATAAAGATTTTGCAGATTTCCTGCAAAAAATTGGAGAACTTGGAGTAAAATATTCAAGTAATCCAAAATTGTTAAAATATATTACATCGTACTTTTGGTTTTCTATTGAGTTTGGGTTGATCAAAGAGAATAACAATATTAAAATATATGGCAGTGGTTTAATATCTTCGCATGGCGACGCAGAAAATGCGTTAAGTGATAACTGTACCCGCTTGACTTTTAACTTCAAGGATGTTATACTACAAGAGTACAGAATAGATAATATTCAACCAATACTGTTTGTTGTAGAAAGTTTTGAACATTTGTTGTTAGAAACTTTACAATTTGAAAAGTTTTTAGAGGAAGAATATGCACAGTCAAGAAATTGATGTTCGTAACAAAGATGTTTATGATCAGATGTTAGAAGTTGCTAGATCATTATCGTCAAATAACGATAAAAACAATCCTTATATTGAAGCACTTAATCAGATGCGTAAACGGCAGGTAGAAAGAGAATGAAGTTTGTATTCGGGTTTCTAATTTACTTGATGATAGGATATTTTGTAACAAAAGTAGGAATTACGTTAGTAAATACTCCAGATGATTTTGCAGTTGTTAGTGGATATGCAGTGCTGATCTTGTATATCCTGCTTCCAGCAGGAGTACTTTTATCAGTGATCAAGTCAAATGACGAACAAGTGGATCAGTCCACGAGTATCGATTTATGAAAGTAATTTGATATTTATAGATGTGGTAAAAACAACTTCTTATAGCCCTGCGGGTTGACTTTTCAACGGGGGTATGAGCCTAGACGGAAGGATGTTTTTACACACGCAGTAATATTTTTAAACTAGGCTCATTTGCGGATTTGGTGTAACGGTAGCATGCCAACCGTCCTGGTTGGAGGTGGAGGTTCGAATCCTTCGGTTCGCTCTCCCCAGAAAGGGGGATTATTTAAATGGAGGAAAAAGGTTATGAAAGTAGAGTTGAAAAATCAGTTAGTACGATATTTAAAGGATATCGCTCGTAAGCGAGTCAGCAACACAATTACTGCTGATGATGTTCACACATTTTTGAATCGTAACGGCGTAGGAAAAAAGAACGTTAACGCTCGTTTGTCTTATATTAACAGTGCTCTAAGAGAACCCAGATTTGTACCAGTTGGTAATGTCCCAAGTTCACGTCCTGAAGCTCGCGGTCGGTATATTACAGAGTGGTCAATCTAAGGTTGGGCATACAGCCTTATTAAAGGGATTACGTGCTCAACATGCCGGCGTGATCAAATAAGGTTATTGGGGAGGGGGCATAATAACCCCTCCCCTTCTTTTTAGAGGTTTTTATGATTATATTTTTAGGTGACATTCACGGTGAATTTGATGTAATGCATCAACGTTTGAGTCGCATACCAGAAGATGCTGAAAATGTTACTATAATTCAGGTAGGCGACTTTGGGTTTTATCCAAAAATAATGAAAAAGTTAGACTCATTTCCAGTAAAGCATAAACTTTATGCTATAGACGGAAATCACGAAAACTTTAATTATTTGAGTCAGTTTAAAACTGTTACAGAAGTAAAACCAAATATATTTTACGTTCCCCGTGGAAGTATACTCCAAATTGATGGATATCGTATTGGATTTTGTGGGGGAGGATTTTCTCCTGATAAGAATTGGAGAACTGAAGGAATCGATTGGTTTATACAAGAAACTATAACCAGTAAAGATGTAGAACCACTCTACGGTCAAAAGCTGGATATTCTAGTAACACACACGCCTCCGGTTTCTATTATTATGAAGCATTTTGGTCCATTGAATAAAAAAGAATGGAACCTTTCAGACGAAGATTATGATAGTTCTTCTCATATAATAGAATACTTATGGAGAGACTTAGGTTGTCCTCAACTATTCTGTGGTCATATGCATCGATCAGTAGTAGATAACCAAGTCAGAATTTTGGATATAGGAGAATTATATACCATTCCAGATAAATCTGCTTATAGTTTAACTGGATAAAACAATATTCTCCTAAAATATAGATTCGGGTTCGAATCCCGATAGGCAGACTAACATTTAAAAAACAGAGAACTAAATGGCAGAAGTAACGTTTGACAAAAGGATCAAACGAAATGTCATAATATTTGGTGAATATAAACAATGGGCGGTAAGTGTTGAAAATAATAGCTTACAATTTCATCACCAATTTGACAGTTATCCAGAAAAAATATCAAAATATTTATGGAAAGAAGCATTTGAGTTTATAATTGATAATGGTGGATTTAATAAAATTCGCAATCAACTATTATCGTTTGATCCACTTGTATCATTGAAATAGGTTGTCTAAAAACTACTTATAAGTAAAGTTATTCTAAAGTTTAATATTTAACGGAGAAAAATATGTGCAATTGTTGCTCTGAATGCACTTGTAATTGCTGCATGTGCTGTTCAAATAACTAAATAAAATACCTTGGTCCACTAATAGCAGGGATAAGTAAGTGCAGAAAATGCCTCTTAGGAACCGTTAGTTACGAAGAGCTATTAGAAACTTCTCGATGAAGTGGCGTTAGGTTGGACCGTTCGGAAGATAAGCGAATGGCTAGCAGGCACACTGGAAATGTGTTGCGCTCCAAAAGAGCGTTGCGGGTTCGAGTCCCGTGTCTTCCGCCTAAATCGGAGGTTAATATGGAACGTCCTAGATTAAAAAAAGTTCAAGCACAAAAACAAAAACCGATGTACAAAAATAATATGTACAGAAATGGTAATATTCGCACCGATATATCACGTCAAGTTTTATATGAAATGGCGTCAAAATACGGGGATATTTTGCCTGCTATTTCTTCAACTAAGTGGGTAACGGCTGATGAGATTGCCGATACTTATTGGAGAATGAGCACCGCACGACGTACTAAAAATGAACGTGGTATGCCAGGTATTTGTGAAGCACTTTCCCAATTGGTTTCTTCTGGCTTAATTCTAGAGAAATAGTATGAAAAATAAACAAGAACTTTTAAAACTAAAAAAAGACAAACTAGATTACATTATTAAAAATTTCCCAAATGTAGTTGGCGTCGGAGTATCAGAAAAAGAAACTAATGGTAAAAAATTGGGAAACTTGGCATTAACCGTATATGTACAGAAAAAAATATCACCTAGCGCATTAACAGAAAAGCAACGTATTGATAAAGATAGTTTTGTAATGCGTGATTTGGATTCACTAGATTTTGATATTAAAGAAATTGGATTTATTAAAAAATTAAGTGCTAAAACAAGAATACGACCTGTTGAAGTTGGTGTTTCTGAAGGGCATGTAGATGTAACAGCTGGAACCGGTGGAGTTTTGGTGACTGATACATCAGGCTCCGTATTCCGTGTGAGTAATAACCACATTTATGCAATGGAAAACGCGGCAAAAATCGGTGATCCAATTTTACAACCAGCACCATATGACGGCGGCAGATTACAGGATAAAGTAGGCGTTCTTTCTAAATTTATTCCCATTAATATGAATTTAAATGGAATAAATGAAGTAGATTGTGCTATGAGAACAACTCTACCAGAAGAAAAAAATACTGTCTATAAAACAGATATAAAACCAAAATTTACTAGACACGTGTTGATAGGTGACACCGTTACTAAAATGGGAAGAACCACGTCATTAACTACAAATGGTAAAGTTGTAGATGATTCAATGACTCTTTCTATTTGGTTTGATGGAGGAGACATTTGGTTTGATAATCAGATATTGATCGAATCAAATTCAGTATTTTCTCAAGGGGGAGATTCTGGATCGCCAATATTTAGACGAGATATAGATGGTGATGCGTGGGTTGGATTACTATTTGCAGGCAGTGAAAGTGGACGATATACAATTGCTAATCACGCTAATAAAGTAGAACAATATTTAGGAGTCAAGTTACTAACTGCTGAAGAAGACAAAGTTGTAGAGGAACCCCACGGCCCAGTTACAGAAACACCAAAAAATAAACTACCTTGGGTATTTGGTGTAATAGTTGCATTTATTTTTGGGGTATATTATTTAATACAGAAAATATTTTAATAGTTTTATGATGTAACAACTATATATCTTTAACAGTTACCCTCTTGACTTTTCATCACCTATGATTAGATTAAGAGGGTAACAACTTTTGGGCCTGTATGGATTCGACGGGCTGTGGAGGATTAAACTTTGCATCTGATTGGTACATCAGTAAAAATACCAAAAACTATAACTGGCAATAACGAATACGCCCTCGCTGCTTGAGCTTAGGCTCGCGGCTTGATGAATTACTCCCAACCGTGTAAGAGTAATTCATTCAGTTTCACGGTATAGTTTTAGTGATGGGAAGTAACTAAAACGATACACAACTTTCCTATGTCTGTTTTATATTTGTTCTTTGGTTAGAAACAGATTAAATTATACAAAGAACTATGTGCATAAATGTTTAATAAGAAGCATGCTCGGACGCGGGTTCGACTCCCGCCAGGTCCACTCACAACCAATCTTAATATATGATTAAACTAATACCAAAAAACACAGAACAGAAAAAAGAAGTTAAAACACGAACGGTTACAGTACCAGAAAATCAAAAGGTTACTCCGAAGCCTTCTATTGATATTATTAATGCAATAATAGCAAGCTATGATCTTGAAATATCTGACATAGACGAACAATTAGAAAAAATTCGTGCAAAAGAATTGGTTCTTGTTGAACGAAGAAGGGTTATTGAAGAACTATATAAAGTTGCATCTTCTTATTCATATTTAAAGAAATGAGAGACTAGACTCCTATAGTTTCTCATAGGAGTTTAAAGATGTATCAACCTGAAATTTTCGTAGCTTACAACAAAGCTGTAAAAGTTATATTTAGTTGTAATACTGTTGGTCATTTACATTCTGCTATACAATACGTAAAAAACTTAGAGAAACAACTACCTCAATCGTATTTATGGGTAACTAAGAATTTGAACAAACATATTCAGTTCAAATTAAATATGTTACGTGAGAGGTAATAATGTCTTTATTAAAACCAAAAAAAATTACTAATAAACAAAAACAACTTGATCGTATCTTTAAACCAAAGAAACGGATTAGTTTAGATTGTAAAATTTGCCATAATACTGTATACAACTTACCACCAGATACATCGGCTGTTACGTGTTCAAATTGTATGGTCTTGTCTGTAGAGCCACCACCAGAAATAAAGAAAAAAGAAAGTACTGGTAGACCAAGGGGTTGGCAGTTTATGAACCGTTATGTATCTCCAGAAGGGATTGTATATGAAAAGGGTAAGGAGATTGGAAATGAATCTTTGGAACAAATTAAAGAACCTGTTTCTACCAAAAAAGAAAAATCAAGAACCACCAAAAAAAGAGGTGGTGATAGACATACATCAGATATTGGTACAAAACGAGCAAGAACAGCTAAGGAAAAAACTAGAACGAGAAATGCTTCTGTACGATCAGAAAAATCAAATAAAAAGACTACCAGTAAACGTAAATCTGTTCGAAGAGTTTCAAAAAGACAACAAAAATAGAACAATATTTTTTAAATACCTTATAAAAAAATTACGACCGGCTATACTTGAACAAAAACCATATGTAGATTTATTTAGAGTGGGAGATACACCAAATCTTGCTCGTATTCATAGAGAAAAATATGGTGATTCTTTAAGAGATATACTTAATCATTTTATTGAAGAAGAAGAATATGAGTATGCAGCAAAGGTTAGAGATTTAATTGAAGAAAATAAAAAAAGAAATGGTTAATTTTTATGATGATAGATCATATACGTTGTGTTGTGTTGAATGCTACCTATGAACCACTCTCTATAGTATCAGCTCGTCGTGGATTAATTTTAGTTTTTGAAAATAAGGCATCTGTTGTTGAACATCACCCAACATATAAAGTAAAAGGTGTAAATAAGCAATTTGAAGTTCCAACTCAAATTGTTTTAAATAGAATGATTAAGAGTAGACGTACTTTTAGAACGCCTTCTCAGCTTACACAGAGAAATTTGTTTATACGTGACAAGTATATGTGTCAATATTGCTTACGTCATAAGAGCGAATTAAAGCATGATGAATTTTTGACACGAGATCACGTATATCCTATTTCCAAAGGTGGTACAGATGAGTGGACAAATGTGGTAACAGCATGTTCTACTTGTAATAATAAAAAAGCAGATTTATTGCTTTCTGAACTAGAAAAAATTGGAATGTCAATGAAGTTACACAAACAACCTAGTACTCCAACGGTATTTGAAATTTGGTCAAAGACAGATACAAAATACAGAAAAATAGCAAAACCAGGTTGACAAAGCCTGATTTTCCTATTAAGTTAAACTAAACTAATTAAACGAGGTTATTATGCAATTTAATAAGGTTGATGTTGATGCTCAATATGATAAGTTGATCAAAATTATTAAGGAAACTTTTCCACAAGATCGATCTGAAAAACTTATTAAATTATATACTGATTATGAAGAACGCATAAAAGAAGCGCCCGCTTCAACCAAGATCCATTTTCATAACGCATATCCCGGCGGCTACTTGGATCACGTACATAATGTTATTGAATGTGCTCTTGAACTTACCAAGTTGTTTAAGAAAATGGGTGGTATAATTGATTTTACTAAAGAAGAGTTGATTTTTTCAGCAATGCATCACGATCTTGGTAAGCTCGGTACACTTGAAGAACCTTATTATGTAATACAGGAAAGTGATTGGCATCGCATAAATCGAGGTGAAGTATACAAACACAATGATAATCGTCAGTACTTTAGAGTAAATGATCTCACAATCTTTATTCTTCAGCAATACGGTATTACTGTTACTCAAAATGAATTTCTTGCGATGAAGTTAACAGACGGTTTGTATGATAAAAATAATGAAGATTACCTGAAGCAGTATGGAGCGGGTGATTATCCAATGCGTACTAATCTTCATAAGATTTGCCACTGGGCTGATTATATGGCATCAACTATTGAAAACGATCCTGTTAGACAAAAAGCTACACAATAATTTATGAATTTTTATATCAATAATTGGAAACGTAAAATTAAAAGCTTATATCGTCGGGTTAGATATCACTGGTTTACTCCTTATAAGTTAGTGGAAGTAAAAACAGTCAAAATGACCCAGCATACCGATTTGGTAGAATTTTTACCGGATACTATTTTTCAATTATTTGTAAACTTTTTGGAACGTGAATACGGTGAAAGTGTACATAAGAAACACCCAGATATGTCTATTGAAGAGGCTACTATAAAAAGCCTTAATGATCAAATTGAAATTTATAAAAAAGAATTAGATAATGAGTTTGAATCCCTAAAAAAATCCGCTGAACATTGGATTGAAACATTAAAAGAATTTGCAGACATTTACCGATGGATTAAGTGGGGTCAGATTGATCCTGATAAGTTTTATCCAGAGCCTACTATGTCAGTATTGGTGGATGAAAATAAATCATTAAGTAACGTTCCCGCTGATTGGAGAGAATATTTTGATAAGGTGGATGAGTTAGAAAATACCTTACAAGAAAAGAAAACAAATATGGCAGTTCGTATTGTTCAACTGCGACAAAGTTTATGGACTTAGAAACTACTTATATTTGACACCCAACACGGGTGCCAACCTCCTAAGCAGGGAGAGTAGTCTATGAACAATTTACAACTCTTTCAGTTACTTTCTAACCTTTTAACTTGAACAGGATGGTGATCCCGCAAAGGTTACTATTCCTAATGTTCAACCAAAAAACTTTATGGAGGATTTAGAAACCAACTAGTACATAGTTGGTTTTCTTCTATCAAGAGGTAAAATATGTTTAATTATGTTGTAATTGGTTCTGCGTTTTTATTAGCAGCGTGTGCAGCTTGGTTTTCTGTGACAGGTATTTCACAATTATTTATTGGTGCTCCAATTGCTGCAATGGCTATGGCATCGTCACTGGAGCTAGCTAAACTTGTTTCTGCATCGTTTCTATACCGTCATTGGACAGTTATTAGTCGTCCATTACGATATTATATGGGGGTTGGAACATTTGTACTAATGGTTATTACCAGTATTGGTATTTACGGATATTTAAGTGCAGCTTACGCATCAGCCGCAGTAGATTTTAATGCAAAATCTTCTCAAATAGCATTAATTGAAACTCAGATTTCTGGAATAGATAAAAATATAGAAAGATATGAAAGTAGATTAAATCAATTTATTTCTGTGAGAAATCAACAAGAAGAACGATTGAATAATCTTGTTGGAAAAAGTGGATTTGTTACTCAGCAACGTGTTGTAACACAAGCAGAAACTGACATTCGTAATATTCAAAAAGAAATCGATAAACTACAGAAACAACGAGATAGTTTATCATCTATAAAAGTTCTACAAGATGGGGAACTTCAAACAAATGCTAAACTTGGAACATTTAATTATATTGCTAAAACGTTAGGCGTTTCTCTTGATACCGTAGCTAAATGGTTTATTTTGGCAATAGTATTAGTGTTTGATCCAATGTCACTGGCACTTGTAATGAGTTATAATGCACTTGTTAAATTAAAAACAAAATCAAAAGAAGAAAATATAGTATCAACTGTAGATCAACTAGTTCAGCAAGAAGATCAGACAGAAGTTCAAAACGTCCTCGATCAAAATATTAACGATGAAAATTGGATATCGCCTGAACAAATAAAACAAAATAATATTAAATGGGTGACTAATAAAGATGGTAGTATAGGTATTGACAATTCATAGTATTTGATGTATATTACATTCAACCCTAATAGGAGAATGTATGCCACACCGAGTTGGTTATTGTTGTATCAATACTACTTTACAAAAACAAAATATTAAGACTTCACGTGGTATGATTCTGCGTACCTTTGTAGAAAAAGGATCAGAATATGCACTTTCCCTTGCTAAGCAAAATATAGCAGATTTGAGTACAATTTTACGATGGAACACCGAAAACAATATTTCAGTATTCCGTATTGGAGCTGGTATATTTCCTTGGCATCATAAGTGGTTAGATGTAGATTCACTTTCTTCTAGTATACTAGAACATCTATCTGCAATAGGCGAATACGCACGAACTAATAAGTTACGTCTTAGTACTCACCCAGATCATTTTATTAAACTAGCTTCTCTTAAGCAGTCGGTAGTTGATCAGTCTATATTAGACTTAGAAATAGATAGTACTTTATTTGATTTGATGGGATATTCTCCTTCATATGAAACGCCTATCAATATTCATATTGGTCAGGGTGGTAATAAGTTAGAAGTAGCTAAACGTTTCATCAGTAATTTTAATAAGCTGTCATCAAATCTACGTAGTCGTATTGTTGTAGAAAATGATGATAAGACAGGCGGATGGTCAGTTCGTGAGTTGTTCGATCTTATTCACTCTGAAATCGGCATCCCAATTACATTTGATTATTTTCATCATCAGTTTCATCCAGATAATTTGACAGAACAAGAAGCTTTTGAAATTGCATATTCAACTTGGCCTGATAATGTAACTCCACTGTTTCATTACAGTGAATCTAAAAATTTGAATGAAAATGTATCTGGTAATCCTCGTGCCCACGCAGACTATGTGTTCAATATTATTAACGATTACGGCTACACTATTGATATTGATCTAGAAGCAAAAGCAAAAGAAAAAGCATTATTCAAATATAGAGAATTAAATGAAAAATAAATTGACCGATATATTACTGATAGTTTCAACTACTCTACTAGTGTTGTCATTATTTGTCAGTTATAAAAGAACTATCGAATATTCAAGACTTGAAGGTGCAGTCAGAATTATGGAGTATATGTGTAAACCTCCTTTGTATGAAGCACCAAAAGTAGAACGTCCATTTAAACCACAAGCTTAAATGAGAAAATAATGATTTTTGGAAATCACGACGAAAAGACACTAACTCAATTTGAAGATGTAAAGAGTCGTGCCATTAAGTCTGCACTTATGGCGGACGGCCATATGGGTTATATCATGCCTATTGGGGGTGTTGCCGCATATGATAATATGGTATCAGTAGCCGGCGTCGGATTTGATATTGCATGCGGTAACGCAGCAATCAAGACCGATATCAAGCTTTCTGATTTGAGTAAGAGTGACGAAAAAGTTCGTTCGATCTTATCACGATTCGCTGACGAAATTCAGTCCACTATATCGTTTGGTGTTGGCCGTACTAATAAAGCAACTGATGCACCAACAGATCACGTGTTGTTTGATAGTAACGCTTGGGACATTTTACGTGATGTAGCTGGTCGTAAGGATGCACGCCAACTAAAGGACAAAGCACGAACACAGTTGGGAACGGTTGGATCAGGCAATCATTATGTTGATGTCTTTGTTGATCGAACTGATGAACACTTGTGGGTAGGTGTTCACTTTGGTTCCCGTGGGCTGGGTCATAGTATTGCGTCAGGATTTATGGCACTTTCGCAGAACCTAGATTGGGATAATAAAGCACCGGAAACCGAAGCACTACTTCATCTAGATAGTGATATGGGACGTGCTTATTGGGAATTGATGACTATTGCTGGTGAATATGCATACGCTGGTCGTGAGTGGGTTGCACGAACGGTTGTTAAGATTCTTGGTGGTAAGGAGTTAGACTTGATTCACAACCATCACAACTTTGCGTGGAAAGAACAACATTTTGGTCAGGAGTTGGTTGTTGTTCGCAAGGGGGCAACTCCTGCATTCCCTGGTCAACGTGGATTCGTTGGTGGATCTATGGGTGATGATGCTGTCATTTTGGAAGGAAATACAAATATAGTGTCCGATGAACTTAAGGATATAATGGAAAACGCATTATACTCTACAGTTCACGGAGCAGGTCGTGTTATGTCTCGTACTGAGGCAGTCGGCAAGCGTGACCGTAAGACGGGTGAGTTGAAGATTGATAAAGAAACTGGTTTACCGTTGAAGCCAGGTAAAGTAACGCCTGAAATGATGTCTGAGTGGATTTCAGAAAAGGGCGTTATTCTTCGTGGTGGTGGGTTGGATGAATCTCCACATGTATATCGTCGCTTAACTGATGTTCTTTCCGCTCAAGGAGACACTATTACAGTATTGAATGTTCTCAAGCCATTAATTGTTGTAATGGCAGGAGATGATATTTTTGATCCATACAAAGATTAATAGGGTTATTAACACATTAACTGGAAGGGTTTTATGAGTAATCCCAAAAAAGCATATACTTATGATGATATCAACTTAATACCATCCTACAGTGAGGTTGAAAGTCGTAAAAATATTGATTTAACTGCACAATTTACTAAAAACTACAAAATTAAAATTCCATTGATAGCATCACCAATGGATACGGTGTGTGGCGTTGAAATGGCAGTAGCAATGATGCGTCTTGGTGGAGTTGGAATTATCCACCGATTTATGACTATAGATTCTCAATCAAAAAGTGTTTCTATTGTTGCTGATATAGCTAAAAAGGAAAATTATGATTCTGATACTCCAATTGCAGCAGCAATTGGTGCAAACGGTGATTATTTAGAACGATCACAAGAATTGACAAAGAATGGTGCAAATGTTATATTAATTGATGTTGCACACGGACATCACAAATTTGTAAAGATTGCACTCGAAAAGTTAAAACAAACACTTCCTGATTATGTTGATGTTATTGCGGGTAATATAACAACTCATCAAGCTGCTATAGATTTAGTTAATTGGGGAGCAGACGCACTTCGTACCGGGGTAGGGAACGGCTCTCTCTGCACAACTCGTATCAAAACGGGATTTGGAATTCCAAGTATTACAGCTATTGAAGATGTTAGTGAAGTATCAACTGTACCAATTATAGCAGATGGTGGTATACGTACCAGTGGTGATATTGCAAAAGCACTAGCAGTTGGTGCATCAACCGTGATGTTAGGATCACTTCTTGCCGGCACAAAAGAATCGCCCGGTAGGATACTAGAAACACCAAATGGTTTATTTAAGAGGTACAGAGGTGCTGCTTCTCTTGAAACTAAATCCGTACATGGTATGGAAGAACGAAACGTCGAAGGAGAGTCTACCGTAATACCATTTAAAGGTGGAATATCTTTCGTTATCGAGGGTTTGTTAGATGGCCTTCGTTCGGCATTGTCATACGCCGGCGCATCTAACTTGGGTGAATTTAATCCAGAATATGTTGTAGTCACCCCCGCTGGCGCTACCGAGGCTCGACCTCACCTATTAAAATGATAACAAATGATAAGAAAATACTCATACGATTGTTAATTTTTTTAATTGGTGTAAATGTTGGAATCATAGTTCAACAACAAATTACATCTGAAAAAATTATTAAAGAAGTTATAAGAGATACCGTTTCTGTTACGGATACTGTTATTGTTCGTCGTTACAAAGGAGATATGAAAAAATTTATGGACAAGCTTTTTACAATAGAAGGTCTGGGAGTATCCGATACGGTAAACCGATATGGACATTTGGGAAAATATCAATTCCATCCAAAAACATTAAGAGCAATAGGTTTTAATGTACCCGATGAAGTATTTCTATCAAATGTTCAAATGCAAGATTCTGCTTTAGTAGAACTACTTCGTCGCAACAGTAAAATCTTAAAAAAGGTTATACAAGAGTGGGATCAAAAATATTACAACGGAATATTTGTAACTAAATCTGGAATATTAGCGGCTGCTCATTTAGTTGGTCCCGGCGGTGTACTTGCTTATTTTTATCCAGAAACATATAATCATTCAACAATTGATGCCAACGGCACATCTGTCGAAGATTATTTACGTAAGTTTGGAGGTTATAGATTAAAATTATGATTATGATGATAACTTTTACAATTAGTATACTTTTGAATATAGTTTTAATATTTTCATTATTTAGATTAGCTAAAAAAGTGGAATCTATGGATTCTATTATTCAAGAGTACAATACTTTTTTTGATACGTTATTAGAAAACGTAGAACAAATTAATTTTGCAATTAAGCGCATTGATTTAAATGGGTCTTTTGAAACCGATGATGAAGTGGGTATAATATATACTACAATAAGAAATATGGTATTAACATTAAGACAGTTTTTTGATACAACGGAGACAGTAGATGCCGAGAAAAAAGAGTAATAAATCGGAATTAGATACACCTCCCAAGCCAGGAGAACGAATTTATTGGAATGAGGATACTGAAAATGCTATAGTTAGATATAACCTAGCAAAAAATCAAGATGAACGAGATAGAATCTATAATGACCACTTGGCATATCCATTCGATAAACTGGCAGAAAATATAATTAATCGATTTAAATTTCCGTATATTAATCAAGTATATGATGATTTGAAGCGTCAGGTGATTTCACATTTAATATGTAATTTACATAAGTTTTCACCAAAAAAAGGTAATAAAGCCTATTCATATTTTAGCGTCATAGCAAAAAACTATCTCATATATCATAATACAAAGGCTTGGAAAGAAGAAAAGATTTCTATGTCTATGAATGACGCTTTTACCGAAGATGGAGCAGTTCCAATAGAGGATATGGTTCAATTAGAAATACCTAGCACAGAAGAATCTGAAGATCTCCAAGAGTTTATGAAACTGTTGATCCGTTACTGGGAACTAAACGTACACCGCTTCTTTAAAAAGAAGCGAGATATTAATATAGCTAATGCAGTGATAGAACTTCTCAGGCGGTCAGATGGTATAGAAAACTTTAACAAGAAAAATCTATATCTTCTAATAAGAGAACAAACTGATGCACAAACTGGTTATATTACCAAAGTTTTAACAAAAATGAAAGGAATTGTTAAGCAGCAGATGATAGAATATTATGAGTATGGAACTATAGGAGCAGAAGAGGATCGATACTTTGATTATAAATAAAATATTAACCCCCTTGTATTTATACGAGGGGGTTTTATTATGCGAGGTATTGTATGAAAAAATATGAGTTATTTGACGGAAAGACAATGGAAGATGTTTTCCGGGATATTTATGATAACCACGAAGCACAAAAAAAAGACATTAGTGGTATATTAAAGACTATGGCTAAACACATTATTCAAATTGAAGATGCTGTTGCTTTAGGTCCAGTAATCCAAACTTTATTGGATACTGGAATTAAAAATGATGAACAACTAATCAAGATGGCAAATGTTGCACAAAGAATTATTGCTATAGAAAATAAGGTAGTTAACACTAGTGATAATCTTGGATTAACCGAAGAAGAAAAGGAAAAACTTTTAAAGCAGGCACGTGAAGAACTAGAACAGGACAACCAAGATATTCAAGATGAATTAGAACGGGTAAAAAATAAAATCAAATGAGAACAGTTGTAGTAAATAATGCCAATCCATCTAATAAAAATGTCTTTGGTATTCGATCAGACTCGAATTCTTATATTTTTACAGAACATTTCTTAGAAGCAGTTGTAGTTGATGTAGTGGTTAATGACGAACATCCATCATATAATGAAGATGGTTATAACGTCGGTTCTGTAAAAATTAGAATATTAAAAACTCAATATGGAAGAGATGAATCTATATTAGGATGGGCATTTCCTATAGATTCTAATGTTACAGACTATCCGGTTATAGGAGAAATAGTACTGGTTACTACTATTTTGAATCGAATGTATTATCTTACTAAGATAAACACTTCTAATAGGGTAACAGCCGGATCATTCCCAGAATTGATAGAGGAAACTTCTCCGTCGGTAGTTAATAAATTTGAAGAATTTGAGAAAAATAAAATAAATCCTCTAAGAACTCTTAAATCTGAAGGTCGTTTGGGGAATTACTTTAAGGATAATCTTACCACATATAGACTGAAGAGTTTTGAAGGCGACATTATATATGAGGGTAGATTTGGACAATCCATTCGTTTTGGATCTGCACAACGAGATGTACAAACATCAGTGTTTAGAACCACAGACTCAGACTTTGCGCCTAATCTTATTATAAGAGTTGGTCAGAAGCAAAATGCAAAGCCTACTAAAAATTCTCCTTTTGGATTAATATTAGAAGACATTAATCAGGATTTAACTTCTGTGTGGTTGGTTGCGGATCAAATTATACCTATTACACTATCAACTGTTCAAAATAGAAATATACATAGTAGATCTACAACTATACCTTCCAGATTCGAGGGGGCACAGGCCGTCATTAATACAAATCAAATAATTTTAAATACTAAATTGGGGGGAATGTACTTCCATAGCTATAAAGGAATTCACAACACCACATTAGGTGACTTTACTGTTGATAGTGCAGAAAACTTTAATACTTATATTGGTAAGACGGTTAATTTAAGATCAAACGATAAATTTTCTATTCAATCTAATAGTTCTATTTTATTGGGAACAAATTCCAGTGAATTTGCTGAACAGATGGTATTAGGCAATACTCTTCAAAACTTTTTAAATGAATTAATTAAAATATTTGAGCAACCATTTGGATTATCTTCAACTGGACCAGTAAATCCCCTACCATCTGTAGTGGCAAAGTTAAAAATATTAAGAAACACGTATTTACGTGGTGGAATTTTGAGTGATAACATTTATCTCTCTAAAACTAGTTCTATAAATTAAGGGTGAAAAAATGAAAAAGTCTGATTTGCAAAATATGATTCGTGAAATAGTTAAAGAAGAAATTCGTGAATATGTACCTATTATAGTACCGTTGATAGTTTCTGAAGTAGTGGATTTTAAACTAAAAAACTCGGTGAATGAGAGTACTGTTTCTCCATCTAAAAAAAAGAAACGTCTTAAAGAATCCGTAGATACTGAAGAATGGCCAACTCTCGGTGGTAAGGGCAAAGTTTTTAGCTCTACTAATATTGCAGAATTACTGGGATACGGAGATATGCGTCGCGCAGGAGAACAAGAAAAAATTCCAATTGTCGTTTCGGCAATTCATCCAGAAACAGGTATGGAAATCCCAGTTGATCCAAATTCTATGCCCGATCATTTAGTGAATGCTTTAACTAGAGATTATTCAGATATTATTAAGAAAATGAATAATAAGAGGGTATAATATGGCAATCGGTATAGTACTTCCTATAGAACGTGGTTCGCTCGGATATTTTCGACAATCATTTACTATACAGGAACAGTCTAAATCCAACCTTATCAATTTAATGTTGACTAAACGAGGCGAACGTGTGATGCAGCCTACGTTTGGATGTACTATACATGAAAAATTGTTCTCTAACATAACTCCTCAGGTAGAGGCAGAAATTCGATCTTCTATACAAGAAGCAGTTAATACTTGGATGCCATACATAAATCTAGAGAATATTCAAATTAGAAAAGAAGAAATTAAAAATAGTATATTTATTAAGATAGACTATTCGATAGTAAATGTTCCAAACTCGTTGGATTCAGTAGTATTAACGTTCTAACCATTAGGATCACCGTATGGCGATTGTTCCATCTAATATAGAAAAATCTTTTACTCCATCGGCAAAAGAGATCAAGTATTTAAATAAAACATTTCCACAGTTTAGACAAAGCCTTATTGACTTTGCTAAAGTGTATTTTCCTGATACTTATACAGATTTTAATGAATCTTCTCCTGGAATGATGTTTATTGAAATGGCTTCTTATGTAGGAGATGTCTTATCTTATTATATGGACAGCCAGTTTAGAGAAAATCTTTTACTATACGCAGAAGAAGAAGAAAATATTATAGCTTTAGCACAAGCATTTGGATACCAACCTAAACCAGCTACAGCGGCTACTACTAAACTTACGTTATATCAAATTTGTCCAGCTATAGAGTCTGGTAGTCAATATATTCCTGATCCTAGATTTTTATTGAGGATAAAACCAGGTGCTACTTTTACTGCACCGGAATATACCGGTGTTACATTTAGAACCATTGGTATAGTGGATTTTTCAAATGAAGAAGATCGTGATGTGTCCACGTATTCAACTGATGGATTTGGTAACCCCTCTACATTTTTAATTACAAAAAAAGCAATAGTTGTAGCAGGAACTATTAAAACATATACACAATCTTTTACAAGTCCTCGAAAGTTTTCAAAGATTACCCTGCCGGATGATAATGTTATTGATATTATCAAAGTAGAAGATTCAAATGGACAACGATGGTTCCAAGTGGATTATTTAGCTCAAGATTTGGTGTTTGAAGATTTACCATTAAATAGACCAGTTGGTTCAGTTGTGCCGTTAACACAGAGTATTGATCCTTTATATGTTCTTTCTGTAAAAAGAACACCTTATAGATTTGTTTTAAGATATAATGATCAATATAAAGCTGAATTGCAGTTTGGGTCGGGCATGTTAGACATAACAAATGATACTATTAACTTTGATGCTGATGTTATTGCAAGTAGTGAATACAAAAATACACAGGTATCTGTTCCTATTGATCCATCTGACTTTTTATCCAGTGTAACATATGGAGTTGCGCCTGCAAATACAGAAATTACGATCACCTATTCTGTAGGCGGTGGTATCGAATCAAACGTTCCATCAAATAGCATTACACAGATTCAAACAATTGAGTTCTTTAACAGTACAGTTGGACTATCTAATGCAGAACAACTAGTTTATAGAGATATTATTTCTTCTATTGCAGTTAATAATCCAGAACCTGCACTCGGCGGTCGAGACAAAGAATCAGTTGAAGAAATTCGACAAAAAGCTATGGCATTCTTTAATGCTCAAAATAGAGCGGTAACATCAGAAGATTACGTTGCACGTTGTTATGCAATGCCTGCTCGATATGGATCGGTATCTAAAGTATATGTAACACGTAATTTGTCTTTAGGTATCCAAGAAGGAGAACAGTTTATCAATTATGGTGTAAATGAGAATGCTTTAAAAATCTTTGTTTTAGGTTTTAACAGAGACAGAAAACTCGTTCCATTGAATGATATAGTACAACAAAATTTGAGTAAATACTTAAACGAATATCGATTATTAACGGATACAATTGAAATTAGACCAGCTCAAATTATCAATATTCAAGTTAAGTTTAGTATTTTAGTTTTTCGAGGATTTAATCTAGAAGAAGTTTCAACAAGAGCAATATCAGCAATTGCAGAGTTTTTTAAAATTGATAGATGGCAAATTAATCAACCAATTAACTTATCAGATTTAGAATTAGAAATTGCTAAAGTTGAAGGTGTTAGAAGTGTAACAGATGTAAAAATTGAACAAGTATTGGGCGCAGATTATCCTGGAGTTTATCCATATCCTGATATGGACCCAGTTAATAAGTTTATATATCCTTCATATGATCCTTCAATTTTTGAGTTACGATACCCTGAAAGAGATATCATACTAGTTAAGGCAGAACAATAATATGAGAAAATTTTATACGCCTATACAGGATACAACAATATATCAACAATTTCCAACTCGTCAGACAGGGTTTGACGAACAACTGGAAGTTGGTAAAACTGCTGCCGCATATTCAGTTCGATCACTGATTCAGTTTGACACAAGTTTATTTAGTAGTTTACCTACTGGGTCGGCTTTTGAACTGATTCTTTATGTTTCCAATGCTACTAATCTTAAAAAAGATCAAATCGTAGAAGTTTTACCAGTGAGTGAAAGTTGGGAAGGTGGGACTGGTTATTTCTACCAAGATAGAATAGAATCTAATGATGGAGCAACTTGGAATAGTAGAGAAAATTCACAAAATTGGGCTATTACAGGTTCTACGTTCATTAATACAAGTTCTATTGCTATTTCAACCAATCCAATAAAAGATTTTGTGTTTGATGTTACTGACATCGTAAACTCTTGGGTTAGTGGTTCATATAATAACAATGGATTTGTTATTAAGTTTCCTAGCAGTAGCGAATCCAGTTTATCAAATTTTGGTAATATAAAGTTTTTCTCAAATGAAACTCATACTGTATTTAAACCTTTGTTGGTGGCAAAGTTTGATGATTCCCTGTATGTAACAGGTTCTTTGTCATCTTCTGTAAATCTATCGCAAATTAAGGTTCAATCTAATAACTTGCAAAAGTCATATTTGGTAGATGAGGATGTGACCATTCGTTTGTCTGTACGAGAACTTTATCCAACAAAGACTTTTACAGATATTTTTGATATGTGGGGTGGTAAATATGTATTACCAGAAACTTCTTATTATTCTCTAATTGATGCACAGACTAATACTGTTATAATACCATTTGATGATTATTCAAAGATAAGTGCCGATTTAAACGGCAATTATTTTAGATTTTCTACGAAGCCTTTATACCCGCTGCGATGGTATAGATTGCGATATAAAGTTGTTAGAAATGGAAAAGTTGAATATTTTGATGATCCACAACTTTTTACAATTAGACAAGTATAATGCCAACAAATCTTACTCCAGAAGAATTACAATCTTTCAGAAGACCAGATGTTGTCTATACCGATAGGTTTTTAAATGATCCTATTCGGTTTAATCCTGATGATGCATTTTTGCCTGAGAGTGTAATAGAACAAGAAACTGATATTGTTCTGTACCCACAGGATAACCTATCATTTAAACTAGTACCACTTAATAGAAATTTTTCAGAATACTTGCCGGTTAGAACTTACATCGCTAAATATAATCCTGAAAAAGTAAGAGAGTATATTAATTCTCAATTTTTACAGTATACGCAAGTTTCTTTTGGAGCACCTGTAATAAAACCAGAAGATTATAAACTATCTTCTGTTAGAAATAGTGATATACGTAAACGATTGAGTAACACATAATATGGCAAAGCAGAGTAATTATCCAAATCGAATTACAAATTTATCAGAAGAAAGGCCTTCTAAATTATTGGCAAGTCAAGAAAGACTATTAGTGCCTACTAAATCGACTGTGTTATTTGGCACGAATCCAAAAGATCACATCGAAATGTGGGTATATAATACAGATGGTACGTATGCATCTAAGGCTATAATACCAGTAGATAACCCAGCGTTAAAACTTACAACTGTTGTAGATAATACTGGTATATGGGAATTCACCAATATTAATATAGCTGATGTAGCTAATAAGATAGCTATGCTTGATGTTGGTACTTATACTACTACTATACATTTTTTTAGAAATGAAGTTGGTAGTGCTGAAGGTAATAAGTTGGTATTAACTGATATTTCAACTGATAGAACTGAAATAAAATTAAAACCATTTGATACCACGGAAGAAATTAAGCAAGAAATACTAGATTTTGTTACACCATCAATTCCAAAATTAGAAGCACAAGGTTTATTGGCACAAACTCTTGGTGTTGAAGATGTATTTGAAGAAACAACTTTGGAAGGTGAAGTCTTAACTATAGAAGATTTATTATCTTCTATAGAACAAGTTGTTAGAGATATTGGACAAGCATTAGTAAATGCGGGTGCAGTGGAATCTTTTGAATTATTGTTTAAAACTCTTACAACTCGTATTTATAGAAGAACTATTGATAATATGAAACGTGATATACAGAATTATCAAATTCAGCGTTCAGAATTTTTAGAATATATTGATATAGCATTGGTGGATACAATAAGAGAAATGCAGCAAAATTACGAAATTGATCCGAGGTTTGAAATTGTATGACATGGACAGAAACTAGGTTTAGCGGAGATATATTAGACAGAACAGGTCTGTTTAATACAGGTCGTAGAAGTTATGAGAGTATTGTGGCTCAACGACCAACGATATCAAGAAACATACAAGAAATAAATTACAATAATATTACTGAACATACTACTATTGTATTTCAGGGAGCATTTTTTTTAGAAGCTGGTAACTACCAGTTTGAAATATTTTCTGATGACGGGGTACGAGTTTTTATTGATGGCGTAAAAATAATAGATCGTTTTGATACTACAACTGCACCCGGTTTAATACGACCGCAACCAATTCCCATTCAGACATCAGGATTAAAAAATATTAAAATTGATTATTTTAATCATACCGGTCCAGGTGTTATAAGAGTTAAATGGGAACCTGTAAGACTCGCAGAAGATCTATTTTTAGATCAAATAATACAATTTGATGCATCTGAATTACAAACAAGCTATGTAAAGGGAACCAATTCTGTACCCACTCCTCAAAATTTGACAGTTACTAATACTGACCCAAATTTGGTGATATCTGTTGGTTTTGAAACTTTACCTGGGGTAATTTTTACACCTCAATCAATAGTTCTTCAACCAAAAGAAGAACGTACTGTAGAAGTTTCATTTAATCCAGCTGATTTAGAAAATTATGTATCCGGATTAACAGTTGTTAATACTGTGGCTACTTTAGCTGTAGTAGGTGGTACTACTGTAATTCCACAAGATCAACCAACAGTGCCTCCTCCACAGACTCCACCAAGTTCACCTACTAATCAACCTCCGCCTCCTCCAGTTACTGGAGGAGGAGGTTCATTTAACCCCTCTATAGATACAAATACATTCTTCTAATGTCTATTAATTTTTTAAATACTCAAACTATTAGTTTTGATGAAAAAAGTCTGTTTATTAATATGACAAGGGGTGGAATTCCTACAGAGGATGTTCCACCTGACGCAGTTTTTTGTCCACCTGGCGGATTTCAATTTTACGAAGCTAATGATCCAGCTGGACAGGAGTGTTTATTACAGTTTTCTGGCAAAAGAAACAAAAAACCAGTTCCGCGATATATAATAACTCCTGATTCAATCCCATCTAATTCAAAAGTAGCTACTCAAGTTAAAGAGATGTTCGTAATAACACCATCACTGGGATCATTATGGTCTTATAATGTTGATCGTAAAAACAGTTTATATACAAAAACTCACTCTATAGAAAATTTAACCATTAATGCTGATCTGCGGGTATTAATAGAAGTTCCTCAAGCAGTTGATGTTTCTATAAACTCTTCAGGGGTTATTAGAAATGAAAATATTGCAGACTTTACTATAAGTCCATTACAAACGATAGAATTTACAGTAAGTATGAACTTGTCTGGGGTTGAGAAATTAAGTAAGTATCAACCACCTACACGAAATTGGAAACAACAATTGGTGGTTGAAATTAGACCTACTAATTACGTTGGACCAATATTTATAAAAGATCTAACAAGAAGACCATCAGAACCTGACGTTCCTCCTCCAACCACTCCTCCTACAAACAATCCAAATAATGGTGGTTTTTCTGGTGGCGGGGGTGGTTCACCAGAACTTATTCCAGTAACGTAATCATATGAGCATTTTTGGAACGCAAAAGCCTTTTAAATTAAACATAAAAGTATTTGATTCACCGGAAGAAGCTTATAAAGTTTTTCCGGTGAAAGTTTCAGTTATTAATTCTACTCCAACTTTTGCTCCTGAAAGGATAGTAGCAGATTATGATTTGCTAATTAATCCAATTCAAATACCACTTCGATTTGGTATTATCGATTCTATTAATAAAAAAATTGATGGTAAAATTGAGAATTTCTATGATGATCGTAGAGTATTAAAAACTCTCGTAAATTTAGGTAATGACGATCAGCTTTTGTTAACAAACTGGGGATTGGATGCTACTGATCCTAGAAAAACCACTATAGTAGCTAAACTTTATAGACCTTTACCCAACACGGTAAATACAAATATAGATGCGTGGATAGTTCGTCAATTATCACAAGATTATATAGATCTTATCAAACTATATGAACTTCCACCAGAGACTACTACAACTTTACTACGTAGTCGTAATTTAGACATCAAAGTAAAAGAAGTAGATGGCGTTCAAATTTCAGATAAAAAATGGACTGATTTGTTACCTGTAACTTCTTCTCAACAAATATTAGAAGAGTGGTTTGTAACATCATTAGAGGGTGCAGAACTTAATATTGATTATTCTTCGTACCCAAACTTTGTACATTTTGGGTCAGCAGCTGCTAGATTAGAAGCATTTAGAAATAAGCTATTACTATTAGAATATTTAACAAATCAATATAACATTACTAGTGCATCTTTTACTTCATCGTTAAATAATAATTCAGTTACTTATAATACACTTCGTAATATAGAAAATGAACGATTGTCTATTATTAGATCATTTGATGGATATGAACGATACTTGTACTATGAAGTATCTTCATCATATTCTTCTTCATTCTCCAAAGATCCTGATGATGAAGTATTTGTTAATTCATATATTAACTGGCCATATGGTACATGGCCTAAAATTGGTAATTCTTTAGCAGCAGTAACCTCATCTATAGCTAGAGAATGGTTTGATGTTCAATATTCTATAGCAGAAGAATATGATAAATGGAATCAAAATTCATTAGTTAATAACTTACCAGAGTATATTCAACGAGATTACAAATCACACTCATTTATAAAACTTATACAAATGGTAGGTCATCAATTTGATACAATCAAATTGTATATTGATGCGATGTCTTATTTGTATAATAGAGAAAATGATCCTTCTGTTGGGCTATCCAAAGATATAATTTGGAATGTTGCAGAAAGCTTTGGTGCAGGATTATCAAACCAATATTCTGTTAAAAATCTATTAGATTATGTAATAGGTGACGATTCAACTTCTAAAGTATATAGAGATATTTCTTCTGAAGTTTGGAAGAGATATTTGCATAACCACTTGTATTTGTCAAAGGCACGAGGTACTCGTTCTGGTTTACAGTCACTTCTCAACATATTTGGAATATCACCCAATACATTAACAGTTACAGAATTTGGTGTCACACCTGATTCATTTGATTCTTTTAAACCATATGAGAATTATATAGAATTTACTAATGTACTAAATGTAAATTCATACCTACAAATTCCGTGGTCATCAGTACCCCTTGTAAAGAATACTTTAGAGATGAGGTTTAGTACAACTGGATCAGTAGAACAGGTGTTACTACAAGGTAGTTCATCCTGGGCTCTTACTGCCGTTCCAACACTAACGGGGTCAGAAGGGTATTTTGCATTTAAGACTGGATCAAATCTAACTGTAGCAACAAGCTCGGTGTTTACAAACTTGTTTGATGGTACATATCATACGGTCCAATTAATGAGTGCATCCGCTGGAATTGTAATGCGTGCAGCTCGTAATCGTGGTGATGTAATACTTGAGTCAAGTTATATAACTGCTTCTGCTGGATCAAATGTTTGGAATACCCCTAACTTTGTCTATATAGGTGCTCCAGGATTTACATATGGTACGCCATTTGTTGGATTACTTGATGAATTTAGATTGTGGGGAGAAGAATCTAGCACTTCCTATTTTGAAAATGCAGTCAGATATCCAGCAATTTATAGTGGTAATACTACTGGATCTGCTTATAATAAGTTGTGGATTCGATTAAGCTTTAACTCACCCACCAATTTAGGCGGCGGAAGCAATGAATTTGTGTTAAATGAATCACCATCACCATCAGCTTCTTTTTACCCTGTAATATCTGGTTCTGGATTTGGAAATCAAGGAACATATCCATACAACTTTAAGGTGGTAAGTAGAGAAAGTATTAGATTTAGTCCAGTTGGAGCAGGAACTGTAGGAAATGACAACAAAGTACACATAATTGGTAATGAATTTACTCCTACAGATCAGTTATCACGAAACTTTAGTATTATATCTAGAAATGAATCTAGAAAAAATTCTACATCAGATTCCAATCTAGTTGGTTTGTACTATTCGTTGTCAAAGACTATTAATGATAGTATAATTCGTTCTATTGGTAACGTAAATATTTCTGACTTAATAGGCGACCCGCAGGACATTTATGATAACAAGTACGATGATCTAGCATCACTTAACAAGTTTTATTGGACTTATTATGCGTACACCTATAATTTAAATAAAACAATAGACGCAACTAAAAACTTGTTCAGAGCCGTCTTTGAACAGGCAAAGCAGTTTGTCAGTGCAAGAACAACACTATTAACTGGATTTGTTATAGAGCCTCATATTTTAGAAAGAAATAAAATTACACCGTTTACTCAACCAAAAGTTGCCGGCGGTGGATTAAATCGTATTGAGGAAGATAAGGGAGCATATAACTTAACGGCAGAACCAATATATAGTTCTCCAGTAGAAGTACAATCAAGTTTTGAATTATTAACAACTGAAATTGATACTTCGGAAGAATTATATGTTAGTGCTTTAGATAATACCTTATCTACTACATTAACAACATCAAATGTTTATGAGATAGAGTCTACTCCTCTAGACTTGACTACTACTATTGAGTTGGATTCTACGTATCAAATTGATACTTCATATCCGTTCTATAGTTCTAATATTGATATTAACCAAGACTATGTATTGTTAGCAAAACTAAAAATACAAGATTTTAATTCAGGTTCGAACTATCTAGATAAATTATTAATAGTTAATCCAGTATCGGACTTTAACGATCCGGGATCTTACATTTATTTTACACATCCACTTGGATATGTTGGTATAAAGTCATTTACTCGTATTCCAAAACGCAGTTCAACACTTGTAAATCGTGGAACTTGGGTGCGGGGGGATATCTATTCCGTAAACGAATACGTACTGGACCCAACGAACAATAAGGAATATTATGTACAAAATAATAGACTGTTCATTAGTAACTTAGAACCATCTCTTGATCCAAGTAACTGGCGACCAGTACCGTATATAAATGTAGAAACAAAGCAAATTTTGAAAGCCATCGAGGTAAATGGAATATTTACATTAGCACCTACTTCAAGCTTAGAAACAGGTTTTGTTGGATATAGAGATAACCATTTTATATTCACAAGAGATTATCACACAGGAACACTTCGTCACCAACACTTAGGTTGTGTACAGACCATTAATACCACAATTGATGGTAAACCACCAGTAGAGGTAATTAGAAGTGCAGGTGATACCCTTGTTGTACGTAATTCAGCAGAACCAATTCAACCAACTGATAACACTTCTGGACCAATACTTGAAGTACAATAAAACTTTTAATTATCACTATTTATAAAAGATAGACTACCGGAGTTTAAACTATGGGATTTTTAGACAATACTGGCATCGTAACTATCGATGCAATTCTTACAAAAAAAGGACGTGAATATTTGGCAAAGGGCCAGGGATTTGAAATCGTTAAGTTTGCAATTGCAGACGATGAAATTGATTATGGTCTTTGGACGCCAACGCATCCGTTGGGAACCGCTTTTTATGGTTCAATTATTGAAAATATGCCACTTGTAGAAGCATCTCCTGATGAAACGCAGGTAATGCGTTATAAGTTGGTAACTTTACCAAGAGGAACAAAACAAATTCCAATTATTTCTCTTGGTGTTGATTCAATTGTAGTTACTGCTGGAACTACGGTGGCGCTACCAATTCGACCAAGTACAACTAATGGATTGAACGGTCCTGGATTTGGATATACCGCAATTTTGTATGATGCAAATGCAGGAACATTAGTTGGTACTGGATTAGCTGAAACTTCTGCTGGAACCGTACCTACCTTTTTGGGTGATACTACTACAGCAAATGCTGTTGTTTCTCGTGGATTAGAATTTGCGTTTACACCAAAAGATGTGTTAACGCAACTTGAAACAAGCCTTACTGTTATTGGAAACGAAACCGGTGCAACAATAACAGTTCCAGTTATCGTAAAACCAAAACCAATAGTTTAATTTGAGGAGCTTAATTAATGTCAGTCTATAAGAATTTTGAACCAGATGATATTGTTAGAGGCAATCCAACAGAAGTAACGATTGGTTTGTGGAGTGGAAATACAGGTAGTCTTACCTCTTTCTTTACATCATCCGTACAAACTACGGGTCTTTCAGGTGAGTATCATTGGGATGTATATAATTTAAATCCTAATAATTCTAATGCAGAAGTCCAATTTTCAATTGCATATGGTCACCGTACAGGTGCAGGACATCCTACTTTAGCACAAAGTGATACGTCTTCACTTGCTCCACAAGCAGTGTATTCTCAATTTAGAAACTTACTTCTTGATCCTGGCGATACACAATTTACCTTTTTGGGTAACTACAACAGTAATAACATTTATGTCATTAATATTGAACGTGCCCGAGTAAAGGAAACACTTGATCCAGGTAACTGGATGTTAACTCTATCTGGTTCAAATGGAATCAGAACCTTTATTGATGATTCTGGTCAAGCACTTGGATCAGAGTTCGGTCGATCTGGTAGAGTTTTTAATGTAGTATCAGGATCTTTATCTGGATCACTTGGTTCCACTATTGCAGCTACAACTTCTTCAAACAATGGTGGATTTGGATTATTCTACCCATCACTTGGATTGATTGTATTGAACCCAGCAGCTATTGCTCAAACCGTTGGATTCTCTGCAGGAAGTCCTACCGCATGGACAGGTTCTATTCCATTTGCTCCATATACTGGATCAACTACTTCTCCAGCAAGAAATCATGCTGGATTATACCAATCAATTAGATTGGGTGGTAATTTCCAAGCACGTTCATCAGAAATTATTAACAGTACACACTATTTTGTACGTGTTCGTAACTCTGAGTTTAACTATACAAACAATCCAACATTTTTTGATGAAGTAACTGGTCAAATTAATCAGCCTACATTCATCAATAATCCAAACACTTATATTACAACAGTTGGTTTGTATAATTCAAATAATGAATTGCTAGCTGTTGCTAAGACTAACCGACCAATTCAAAAGAACTATAACAACGAAACATTACTACGAGTTCGTTTGGACTGGTAATACGAGGTAATTAATGAAACCTATAGGTAGTGGAAATTACCTAGTCAGACCATACAAAGTATATAAGAATCATTCTTATACTTTGACATATCCAAGTGCCTCAGACGCCGTGGGAAGATTTTCGGTGGATGAGGCACTTCCTCCCCCTGACTCATGGTTATGGCAAGATGAATTAGAACCAGTGAATTCTAGCACTATACCAAAACATACATTATATGCTGGTATAAAAGCTAGATATTATCCAAAATCTGCTATTACCGGTTCAAATGTGTTAGATGGGTACAGTCGTAACTTTAATCCATCTGGCAGCTTTTATGTATTGGGGTTGTCTCATTTTGCAATTGGGGAAGGAATAAAGCCTGGGACAGTAAAAATTCGAGTTAACGGTTCAGAAGACTATATAGCCGATGATGGACAGGGAAGATTATATTATTCTGGTGATCCGTCTACAATAATAGGAAATGTGTTTTATGGAGTTGGTATACTAGTGGTAAATAAGGGAACTTATGGTGGTGGAGGAGGAGGTCAAGATTAATGCCATTGGTAATAGACGGTCTAGCACTAGACGAAGGAGATGAAGTTCAGATTGAATATAATTCTACGGTAACTATTTATGAGCATCAGGTTATTTGCACATTAGAACCTGGCGAATTTAACTGGACAACTAATCCAACTTTAATGAATACCGGATCATTTAGTTCGTCGGTAAGTGGATCAGGTAGATTAGTTGATTATTACTTTAGTGGATCACTGAATCCATATTTTACAACTGTGGGGTTATATAATAGTTTTGATGAATTGATAGCAGTAGCAAAAACTGCGATACCTATTAAAAGAACACCAGAAGTATCTCAAACCGTAATTGTTCGGTTTGATTTTTAGGAGAACTTAAATGTCTGATATTTTGAAGCGTTATGAAACCAGTGATTCACCTAGAGTTAAAGAGGCTCGTGCTATTCCTGGGAATGAAGTAAACTTTTTTGATCGTGAAAACAAGATTCAAAAAGAATTTGACAATTTTGCAGTTGAACGTGATAAAACACGTACAACAACCTTTACAACTGATGCATTGAATTCTTTTGATAAAAGAGTACAGAATTTCACAATTCCGCAATCTTTCACACCAGTAGCACCAGATGTTCCCCTAAATAGATGGACACCAAATAACAAGTATTATAATCCAGGTTCACGTAAATAATCTATATTTAATGTCTATATGAAAACAAGTTCAGCAAAGGCAAAAGGTCGCCGGTTACAACAAGAAGTTCAAAAAATAATCTTAGAACATTATCCAACACTTGAAAAAGATGATGTAAAAGTTGCTATTATGAGTGAATCGGGGCAAGATATAAAACTTTCCCCGGCCGCTCGTGCGGTATTTCCATATTCTGTTGAATGTAAAAATGTAGAAAAACTTAATGTTTGGTCTGCTCTAAAGCAGGCTGAACAAAACGCACCGGATGGACAAATTCCATTATTAGTTTTTAAGAAAAATCGTAGTAAAACTTATGTTGCGTTGCCGCTTGAAGATTTTATGAACTTGGTTGGTAAAAATTAAAATATTTTGTATTAAGACACTTGACAAACAATCCTCTATACACTATTTTAGGTGTATGGAGGATTTATGTCTAAAGTAGACAAACTATATCAAATATTTTCAAGTGTACTTGGTGAAAATAAACAATTCTCCAATGGAGAATATTATTTTTATTGTCCATTTTGCCAACACCATAAACCAAAATTAGCAGTTAATTTGGTAAAAGGTAAATGGCATTGTTGGAAGTGTAATGCCTCTGGAAATAGATTACTTTCTTTGGCGCGCAGACTTAATTTCGATCAGCGTGAAATTTTACAATTGCGAGAACTTCTTGCTGATGATATTCCATATGTAGTAAAACACAAAGAAGAAGAAGTTGAACTTAGATTGCCTTATGAATTTCAATCATTGGTTAAGCCTACTTCTTCAATAAAATATAAACACGCAATGGTCTATCTTAAAAATAGAGGATTGACTGCATATGATATTATAAAATATAATATTGGATATTGTGAAACTGGAAAATTTGCAGATCGTATTATTATACCATCATATGACAAGGATTATAAGTTAAACTATTTTACTGCTAGATCATTTTTTGAAGGGATGCAAAATTACTTGTATCCGCCGGTTCGTAAAGATGTAATTATGTTTGAGAATACAATTAATTGGAATTATCCAATTACGTTGGTTGAAGGAGCATTTGACGCAATAGCAGTAAAACGTAATGCTATACCTCTGAGCGGTAAAATATTAATGAAACGATTAAAGGATGCTATACTTGAAAAGCGTCCACCGGCTGTTTATATTGCGTTAGATAACGATGCTCTTTCTAGTGCATTAAAGATAGCTCAATCATTTGTGAATGAAGGTTTGGTCACATATATGATAGAACTTCCGCAAAAAGATCCATCTGAATTGGGGTTTGAAAAATTTGTTAATTTATACAAATCTGCGGAACCAATAACATACTCTAAAATTGTAGAACTTAAAATGAAAGAATAATATGAAAGTAATACCAACAGATTTTGATAAACTAGAAAAAATAATACATCTTGCTGATATTCATATACGATTATATAAACGTCACGCGGAATATCGATTTACATTTGAAAATCTATATAGACAATTAGAAAAATATAAAAATACCAATACTGCTATAGTAGTTGCTGGTGATATTCTACATTCTAAAACAGATTTGAGCCCAGAAATGGTGCAGTTAGCTAGTGAATTTTTAAATTCTCTTGCTAATATAGCACCTACTATTATTATTGCTGGTAACCACGACTTTAATATGTCCAATATCAATAGATTGGACAGTTTAAGTCCTATAGTTAACAATTTGAAAAATTCAAATCTACACTATTTACGTAATAGTGGAGTATATCGTTTTGCTGATGTAGATTTTGCAGTGATGTCTATATTGGATGATAGAGTAGACTGGCCTACATCTAGTGATTGTACTGCTTCTACTAAAATTGCACTTTTTCACGGGCCTGTACACAATGCGCAAACTGATGTTGGATATGTTGTTTCTTCTCGTTCTGTTAGTGTTGATGACTTTGACGGTTTTGATATCGTGTTGTTGGGCGATATTCACAGGCATCAATATCTTAAGACAGAAAATCCAGTCGTGGCTTATCCGGGTAGTTTAATACAACAGAACCACGGTGAAACTTTAGAAAATCACGGTTATATTGAGTGGGAAGTTACTTCACGAACTCCTTCTTTTAATGAAGTTGAAAATGATTATGGATATTTGACTATCAGAACAACTGATGGTAAAATTCCAACACTAAATAAGATTCCAAAGAATGTTCGTGTTAGATTGTTTACGGCTAATTTGGATACAAGCGGAATTAAGAAATTAACAGCATTAATCCGTAAACAAATGAATGTAGTAGAACTAACGGTAAATAGAATACCAGATTCTACTACAATATCTTCCTCTAGTACAGCTTCAACGGAAAACATTCATGATGTACAGTATCAAAATGCTTTAATATCAGACTATATACTATTAAATTATCCTAATACCTCTCAGGAAATATTGGAGCGTATTTTTGAAATTAATAAACAATTAAATGCGAAGTTGGTAGAGGATGATTTACCTCGTAGTGTTGTTTGGAGACCACTACGTTTAAAGTTTGATAATCTATTCTCATATGGAGAAGGCAATGAAATAAACTTTTCTGATATGAAAGGATTGTATGGGGTATTTAGTCCTAATGCCACCGGCAAAACAAGTGCATTTGATTCTCTGTGTTTTGCTCTATATGATAAGACACCCCGTGCGTTTAAGGGCAGTCATATTATGAACACCCGTGCGAATTATTGCTATTGTGAATTTGATTTTGAAATTCATAATGTACAATATAAAATTATTCGTAAAGGTGAACGTAAAAAGAATGGTGAAGTAAAAGTAGATGTAGACTTTATGCGATTAGAAGAAGATGGTTCATACACTACTCTAAATGGTGAGGATCGTCGTCACACTAATCATATAATTCGATCATATGTCGGTAGTTATGATGATTTTATTTTGACTAATCTGAGTGTTCAAAACCAAAATAGCTTATTTATTGACAAAGGACAGTCTGATCGTAAAGACTTACTCAGTCAATTTCTTGGATTGACAATATTTGATAGATTGTATGATCTTGCATCTACCGAGGTAAAAGAGTTAACAGGCGCATTAAAGCGGTTTAACAAAGATGATTTTACTCAAGAATTGGTAGATGTTCAAAATTCTATAGATTCTTTGAATATTGAGTTACAAGATCAAGAATTAAAACAAATAAATCTACACAAAGTTATTAATGATCTAAATGAGTTAATTTCACAAAAGTATGAAAAAAAGATTCCAATTGATGATGTATTGGAAAGTGTAAATCCAAGTAAAATTAATGATCTAATTACTGAAACTGATAAAAAGATAGAAGCATATCAAAAATCATTATTAGAAAATTCTAATATAAAACAGTCTTATCTAGATAAGATTAAAGAGATGGAACGTTCAATTATTGAGATTGACCCATCTACTAGAGAAGAACTGAAATATCAAATTCAGCAGCATACAAAAATTGACCAAGATATTACTCGTAAGAAGCACAAAATCAAAGAGTTAGAACACAAAATAGAATCTTTACAATATCACGAGTACGATCCAAATTGTAAGTACTGTGTTAACAATATCTTTGTAAAAGACGCTGAAAAAGCTCGATTAGACTTGCCGGCGGCAGAATTAGAATTACAAAAGTTGTTAGACTATAAGAGTTCATTGTGGACTCAACAAAAGATAGAAAAAATTACTAATCAACTAGAAAGTAATGAAAATCTTACTAGTTCTATTTTGAGTGCAAAGAATAAAATATCTGATATTGAAAGTACTATTAAAAAAATTGAAAATTCTATTCAATCATCTATTTTAACAAAACAAAAATCAGTAGAACTTTTAGATAGATACAATAAGGCTATAGAAGATGTAAAAATCAATAATGAACTTAATAATGAAATTTCATTATTAAAGAGTGAGAAAATGAAGTTTGAGACTCAACATAAGAGTTTACTAACTAATATTCGATCTCTAGAAGGTAAATTGAAGGTATTACAACATCGTAAAGATGAGATGCTATCAAAGATTCGTGAGGCAGAAGAATTAGAATCAGTTTATGATGCTTACGAATATTATATGAACGCTATTAGTCGGGATGGATTACCATATCAACTCATTTCTGAGATTATCCCAAGTTTAGAAGGCACAGTCAATAATATCTTATCTCAATTAGTAGATTTCCAGATTCTTATGGAAATTGACGGTAAAAATATTAACGGTAAAATTGTGTATGATGACAATAGAACCTGGCCTCTAGAGTTGGCATCAGGTATGGAGAAGTTCATCAGTAGTTTAGCAATTCGTATAGGATTGATGAAGGTTAGTAGTCTTCCTAGAGCCAACTTTATCATAATCGACGAAGGATTGGGAGTATTGGATAGTGATAATCTTTCTTCCATCTTTATGTTGTTTAATATGTTAAAGGAAGAGTTTGAATTCTTGATTTTGATATCTCATTTAGATGTTGTTAGAGATATTGCTGAAAATTTGATTGAAATTAAGAGAGAAGATGGATTCTCTTACATTAGATTGGTATAAATTCACAAATAAAAAGATAAGACCGGTTAGTAATCACTGACCGGTCTTATTTTTTATCAAAAGGTTTGTATTCAATATACTTATTAGTATAATTCTGGTATAAACCTATGTCATATAAAGACTTCATAATATTTGATCTTAAAAATCACATTATAGACTCTCTTAAAGAGTATCTTTTTGAAGAACAAACTGCTCCTGCTCCCGTAGCTATTTATGTGGGGCGGTTTCAGCCTTTTCATAGAGGTCATTTTAGCATTTATGACGCACTTACTAAAAAGTTTGGACCGGATCGTGTTTTCATAGGAACTAGTGATAAAATTGATGCTGAAAAAAGTCCATTCAACTTTGCAGAAAAACAACAAATTATTCACAAAATGTTTGGGGTTCCACTTGAAAATATTCGACAAGTAAAAAATCCATATGCACCAATTGAAATTACCTCTACTCTGCCACCAAACACTCCTGTAGTAACTGCGGTAAGTGAGAAAGATGCTGAAAGATTATCGAAGTCTAAGTATTTTTCTCCGTGGACAGACAGTGGCGAAAAATCTGGTTACAAAGATAAAGGCTATTTTATAGTAGCTCCCGAATTTAAAATGGACGTTGATGGAGGTAATATTTCTGGTACACAGGTTCGTAAGGTTTTAGGCGACCCTAACAGATCAGACATACAAAAGCAGCAATTATTTAAGCAATTGTATGGAAAGTTTGACCCAGAAGTATTTAATCTTATTACTGGAAAGTTGTCAAACAAAACAGCACCAACC